GATGCCTCCACCTTACGGTTGACGATTAGCCCCATTACAGGGCCTATTCTTACTACCAAGAGTAAGTGGACTTAACTTTGTCAAGTCTTCCGCATTACTGCGGACTGTATCTGCTTTTGAGAGCAGAATCTTGCTACCAAATGGTAGCAGTGCAGGATGACCTTTACGACAGGGTCACCCATAAGTTCACCACGAGTGGTGAAATAACGAGACAATACTTTGTCTTCGTCTAGCTCCTCGACTTGTCGAGGCGCACACAAGGCAAATACTGAGGTTTGCCTATACCATGTTGGTATACCAACATTGTAGCAAAGACGATTTAACATCGCCTGCGCTACTGCGTGATCGCAGTAGTTTGTAGCTTGCTCCCAGTCAGTTGAGAACAAGTAAACATCTTTGTCGCCAAAGATGAAATTCGCACTAGGGTTCTTGTGCGATAGGCGCTTGAAGAAATTCCAAGCGTGATTTGCTGCCCCGACTCCTGATCGGGACGAAGGTATTGCTGATAAATATTCCAACAATACGTGTGACATTACATGTAATAACATGGCATGTCCAAGGTGCGATACAGTGATCGCACGATACTTCCCTAGTTCTGCAACTAGGGATATCCTGACAGACATAACGTTTCTGTCATATATAGTTCGTCTGTCGACGAACTGATTGCACGCCCAGTGGAAAAGGCATTCACCATGTGAATCCGTACCTGGACGTAATATCTTCCCTGTCGGGAAGCCAGTCTCGAGATTAATCTCGGGAATCTCAGGATTACTCCTGAGTATATGGCGAGCTTGCTCGAGCTTGCCACCATTTTCAGAGCTCGTAAAGAACTCTCCACTATCGCTAAGCGATATTTTGGCTCGGTTTATTACCCGAGTCCACCATCTCTCGGAGGCTTCTTCTCCTCCGAGACTTTCTACCACCTCTTGGTGGATGTTATCTATACCCTCAGCGATATAGACTTTGACACGCTGGTAAACAGCGTGATCAGGAGGTTCGGTTAGAATCTCCTTTATCTCCTTAAGTGTCTTAAGGTAGACTGAACGGGGGGGAACCCCCCCAGCACGAGTTTGCGACATGATCGCAACTCTATACATATCGATGGGAGTTTTCCCATCGGCCATGAAGTCAACTAAGACTTTGAAGAAAGAGATCTCTCGCGGGACCTCGATGGAGCGCATGTCTCCAATCGGATTAAATCCGACTTCTTTGATTGCTCCACGCAATCTCTTAATCTTCTCGAAGCAAGAAGGTTTATCGGGTATTGACTCCCGGAAATAGTCAGGTAGTAACTGACTGATCAAGCAGGTTTGCACCTGCTCTATACGCTCCCAAGAGAGCATTTCTTCCCATTGAGGGAAGCTCAACACGAGTTGCATTACCAACCCGTCTACTGTAGCAAGAATCTGCTTCAGTTTGTGTAAGCCTTGACGGCTTATTTTCTTGTTGACCAACTGATCAACACGTTCCTTGCCTGAGAATGACCTCAGGCCAGCAAGTAAACGGAGTATCGCTACTCCGTTCGGATTGTGCCTTCCGGCACTGTCTTTTCGGATCATACGTCCGAACCAAAACGATCCTTTGTAAAGGACCGTCTGTGCATGCCAAATGCTTGGCATCTCATCGAACTTGAGACGCTTCTCAAGTCCAGTTAGCCTGCAAGGTAACCTTGCGGCGAAAAGGGATTCAGCATCCCAGTAGACGTTCACTTGCGGAACGCCCATATCCTCGTCTAGACACGGGGAAAGTACTTCCTTGCAGAAGTACGAAAACTCACGATGATGCTCCTCGTGAGTTCCAAACAATCCTGGACGGATTGTAGTAGTGCATGGCAGTGATGACATGCGAAGAAAATCGTGGGTTAAATCCCACTTGCTGCCTTTCGGCAGCTGTCCGTTAGGACGATCCATGAGGGAAACAAGATCTCTCTAAGAATGTGCATGGAAACTCGCACAAATCTACGCTCGAAAGAGTAG